TGTAGAAACTCCCGCGCAAAATTCATCAAGGTTATTACTTCCCCGAAGGGAGCCGGAGGGGGTAAGGGGGAACCCGCAGGGGTTCCCCCTAAAAATTGAAATCTTTTTTGTAAAATTTGAGAGAAATATAACTCTGTTTTTTATTTAACCGTTGATTGTTGATTTCGACTTTTGGTAATGACTTCCCTTGACGAGCGTATCGATTTGTTTCGCCAATTCTTGGAAAAAGCCAAATTGGACCAAAAATCTTATCAAGTGGAAGGTGTAGAATGGTGTTTAAAAAATGAATTGTTGTTGTTGAATCCATTTTCATCCGATTCTTTTATTTCCGAATCGAATGAAAAACTAGTTGGTGGTATTCGTGGTGGTATTATTGCAGATGAAATGGGTCTAGGAAAAACAATTACAATGATTGGACTTTGTATTGCCAATAAAATGCCAAAGACATTGATTGTTTTACCTGTGATTTTGATGGAACAATGGGCTGAGCAAATCTATCGAACTACCGGTCATCGTGCGTTGATTTATCACGGATTAAAGAAAAAAAATATTACTTTGACTGAATTGAAGAATTCATTGTTTGTATTAACAACCTATCAAACGTTGGTTTATAAAAAAGGAAAAAAGGGAAAAGAGGAAAAAAAGGAAAAAGTAAATTCTAAAACATTTGTCAATTTGTTACCCTTAGTCCATTGGAATCGTTTGGTTTTTGATGAAGCACATCATTTACGTAATGCCAAGACTTTGATGTTTTCCGGTTGTTATGAATTGCGGAGTAATATTCGTTGGTTGATGACTGGAACTCCTATTCAGAATCGAGAGAAAGATTTCTATCATTTGTGTGCTATGTTGCGTATTCCTATGAATGTGGTCAAAGATAACATCGATTTTGTGAAACAACGATTTATGTTACGAAGAACGAAATCGGGTGTTGGTTTATTATTGCCTGACTTGATTTTTCAAAAAGAAAAAGTAAATTGGTTTTCTAAGAAAGAAATGGCGTTTTCACAGACATTACATTCTAGTTTTAGTTTCTTGAAAAATGTAGATAGAGAGAAAAAGAGAGAAGAGGAAGTAGAAGAAGTTTATCGATCGGTTTCTATGATGCCTGAAATGTTGAATGCATTTGAACAAGGAAAAGGTATATTGTTGCGTTTATTAACGGCTTCTAAGCAAACGTGTATTTTATCTGAATTAGTAGGAGGTACTTTGAATCGAATGGTTTTGAATGGTGTTTTGGGTGGGTATGATAGAGAGATTCTCTCTTCAACAAGTAAATTAGATGTTGTTGTTCGGAGTTTGTTGAGTAAAAAAGGAAATGGTAATGGTAAATTGGTCTTTTGTCATTATCATTTGGAAATGATCTCTCTTTATCGTTTGTTAGTAAAAGGTGGAATGAAGGTCTTGATTTATGGGAAAATGCCGAAGAGTATGGGATACGACGGGCCTTCGGTTGGTGGAAAAAAAGGGTTGCATTCTTTGGGTGTAGATTATGAGGTGATTCTTATCCAAATACAAACTGGTTGTGAAGGTTTGAATTTGCAAGAATTCAATGAAATCTATTTTGTAAGTCCTCATTGGAATCCAATGATTGAAGAACAAGCGGTTGCTCGTTGTCACCGTATCGGACAAAGTAAACCCGTATTTGTTTATCATTTTATGATGAATGGGTTTTCAGGAGATCATCCAAAGGGTATTTCTAGTTTAGATCAGTATATTTTGGATACTCAAGAGAGAAAACGTTTGATTATTGGGGAGTTTCTTTAGGTCGGGTTTCTTTCGGTCGAGTTTCTTTCGGTCGAGTTTCTTTCGGTCGAGTTTCTTTCGGTCGAGATTCTTTCGGTCGAGATTCTTTAAGTAGGTTTGTAGTTTATTGATTATTTCGATTTTGTAATATAAAGAATCAACCCCTTTTTTCTATTGTATTGTTTATTGTATTGTCGCAAGGGTAGTCGTTCACCGATATGCCTTTACTCTATACCTTTACTCTATACCTTTACTTATATGCCTCCTTTCTTTGGTCCGGTATTCCGTTATATTCCACACAGGGTATACACTGCATTTCTCGAGACCAAGAAATGAGTGACAAAACGATTTACCGGTATCTTACACCATTTCTCATTCAATCTGCCCATAAAATGGGTGGAAATGAATGGAATGGAACGGTTACTTTGCACTTTTTCAACGCGAAAATATGTAAAATCTACTAGGTAAATCCCCCATAATTGCAGGGGGAATCCCTATAATTCTCTTCTTATGGATTCTACGAGTTCAAATAGTACCCTCCCTTTCTTTGGCAAGTTATTCCGTTATATTCCACACAGGATATACACTGCATTTCTCGAGACCAAGAAATGAGTGACAAAACGATTTACTGGTACTAGAAAATCTACTAGGTGATTATCCTCGAAAATACCTTTGTGGATATAACTGTATGGGTACACACACCATTCTAAAGTGAAACTCCTCACAGGTATTTGTGTTATCATTTTGACCATAAGAAATGAGTGACAAAACAATATACGGTTCACATTTATTCTCTCGAAAGTTAATCAAATAATCCTTCTTTACAGGAAAGGTTTTCGTCAAATACTACTACCTCTGAAAATATATCAAAACATACTTTTTTCGATGATTGTAAGAGAGAAATTTCATTGTTTTTCTCTCTACTTTCAAAATGACAATCACCTTTTCTTTTCATTTTTTCATTCAATATATACGACAAATACTCTTGATCTATACGTTTTTTTATATCACCTTTATAGTCTTCACCTTCATTCCAGTACAATTCGTTATGTTCGTCCGACCAAGACAGCGCGTAATCTGGACATAAACCTTCACATATATTCAAATAGTCTTTTTCACACGTCAATGTGTATTCACGATGATATCGCATCCATCTTTTACATAATCCTTTTTCTAAATCACTTACCACCTCTGACTCTGACAAGCATAGATTTACACCATCACTTAACAACATTTTATCATCTTTCATTTCTATCTATTCAGATTTTTTACCTTATTCTCTTAGTTACTTACTACTTACTTACTACTTACTTACTACTTACTTACTACTTACTTACTTATTGTTTTTAGCCACTTTTGAAAAAGTGGCACAAAACTGCCCTTCGGGGAAAAATCTTTACATCTTTATTATTGTAAATAAGCAAAATAACCTACCAATTTCACTGTTACATATTTTCTCAGTTTGAATGTGCAAAGTAACCGTTCCAATCCATTCATAACCGCCAACGTTGTCAGCGTTTAAATGTGTGTTGGTATAAATTATTAAATTATGTTTATTTTTAATGAGAAATGATACAACAACCCAATATTAGGATATGTATTATATATAATTTTTTTATTATAATAATATAATGAAAAAATACAAAAGAACGAACAACTTTACAAAAACTAAAAAAAGAATTAAATATGGAGGTAAGTGGTCTTTAAAGTATAAACGTAGTATTAATTGTAAGCATCCAAAAGGGTTCTCTCAAAAACAACATTGCAAATACGGGCGCATTCATTGAAAATAATAAATCGTTTACACCTTTAGAAAATTAAATCGCAAAGCCCCATATCGCGGAGGCGAGCCTTTGGGCAATTTATCAGTGATAAAGGCAACGGTTCCTAAGCTATTTGAATAGCCGAATGTGTAAAAAATAAAAAATAAAAAATGATTATAAAAAATTAGGTTTTTCATAAATAAAATGATTGTTTATGAAAAATAAAGTAAATAGCAAACTAAAGACAAATTAAAAAATTATTTTGGAAAGGAATTAAAAACAATATTATTCATTGTATTTTTTATTTTTACTTCGTTCAAGGGTAATTTATTTGCTTTATCATTTTTAATAAATCTTTTTTTATGATTCAATATTATTTCTCTCTGTATTAATTGGGTATTATGTATTATTTTTTCATTATCTATTATATCCCCTTTTTTTACTTTTTCAATGATTTCCCTTCTTTTTATAGAACAAAATTTACATAAACATCCATTATCCATATAATGATTACTCTGTATAAAATGATTATAATATCTATTTTCAATACATAATTTTAAATAAAAATCATATTCTTCACTTGTGTATGGTTTTATAAAATGATTATCTATTTTATGTAACCATTTATCTAAATATTTCTTTTTTTCTTGATCATCATAATAATAAGATAACAAAGGACTATTATTCAATTCAATAAAATAAGAGTAAGGAATTTGATAAGTTTCTTTAAATCTGTTATAAAGCTCACCAATTAATTTATTTTCTGTTTCATAGTCCTTAATAATAATAATTTCGGTTCCTAATATTTCAGAGAGAATTTCGCTCCAAACAGATATGTCATTCATTCTTAATTTAATATATTTAATTCCATTTTCTTCTTTTAATATATATTTTTTATCGAAATCAAACCGATCCAGAATTTCTATATTATACTTTTCCTTGAAATAATCCTCATTACTAATATGAGGAAAAATCTTATTAAATCGATCGATAATTTTTTGAATAGGATAAGAAAGTAAATTTTCTTCCTTATTATTGAAATGAAGCGAAGATAATTGTTCAAAGTATTCTGAGATTTTTCTCTCAATCGGATCCCTAAACACATCAATCACATATATATTTTTCCCGGATTCTTTGTTATAAAGAATGATGTCATTAATAGTAATTCCTTCTAGGTTCATATGAATCAAAGACCCAATCATTTTTTCATCGTGAATATGAATTATATTAAATTTATGAGATGCAAATAATCTTATGGACGAAACTAAAGATGTAGAAGCAACCTTTGGTGGGGTATAAATAAAAATAATATTATTCAACACTTCTTTATTAGTCGTGCATTTAAAACTTTTTTCATTAATCAACTTTTCATTAATTCTTTTAAGAAGCTCTGTTTTATTATTAATAATATTTTCTGTTGTTACTTCCATTATACTAATAAAAAGGAATAAAATATGTATAATTATACTTACTAATTATAAATATTTCTATTTTTTATTAAATTTTTACTTTTTATAAGGTTAGATAAATTATAAACTAACCTTGGTTGATACTGTTTTTTTTTTACCTTTCACCAAAGACCAATCCTTTTCCTCTGAAGTTACCTTAGAGGAAATTCTTCTAGGAGTTCTTTGTTCTAAAGGAGGTCTAACAGATCTAGGTTGTTTCACCAAAGCATCAGATACTTCTCCTTCAATCTCACTTTTTGATTTATAATTTGTTCTAGCTAATTTCATATCATAAATTGTTTCACACATTAATTTACCTCCTTTAATTCCTGTAACATTTACTGCTTGAAACTCGTGTTGACCCCCTTCAGTAGAAGAAAGAACAAATTCAACATATTCACCTTGAACTAAATATTTGTATTGTTGTTCGTTAACACCAATCCCACTGTGGTGAACAAAAATTTCTTTTCCTATTTCTTCTCCATCAATTAAAGAAATAAAACCGTAACCTGCCTTGTTATTGAACCATTTTACACAACCGATCATTTTTTCCTTGGAGGAAGCACTTGTTACTGCATCATTTGTTGACATAGTAGTAAGTTAATAGCTGAAAATGTCTTTATATTGTTTTGGTAGACAACTTATTATTATCCAATGCATCTAAAAATTCTTTTGTGTATTTTTCATAAAAAGGTCGTTCATTGTATTTCAAATGCTGAACACAATTCAAGAAATGTAATAATACTTCAGGTATTTCTGATTGTTTATTTTTTAAAAAAGTTATTTTCATTTCTTTAATTTCTTCTCTCGAAATATTGGTAAGATTTGTCCAAGGTAAAAAACCATAATATAAATAAAGAAGTGTGTAACCAAGGCTTTCTAAATCATCCCTACGAGTAACTTCTTTATATTGGTGTGCGTTTATACTTGCAAAATTCGGTGTACCTATTAATGTTTTTTTAGTTGTACTTTGTTCAGGATTTGAATCATGCACATATTTTTTACAAAGACCAAAATCAATAAGATATAATTGTTCTAAACCACTCAAAGGATGAATCAAAAAATTATCTGGTTTTATATCGCGATGAATCATTTCCTTGTCGTGAATACCTTGTAGAATCGATAAAATCTGTGTTCCAATTTTTAAAATGGTCGATAGAGAGAAGATTTTTTGTTTCCTTGCTTCTGTCAAAGAAATACCTAATAAATCAATGACTAAATAATGATTATTCAGATCAGTACCAAACCAACGTGTAAGAGGTACTCCTTTACAACCATTTAAATACTGATAAACTCGTGTTTCATTTTTTAAAGATTGTTGATCGGTATCATTCGATTCTACTTTAATGGCTACTTTCTCTCTAGTTCTTATATTAATACCTTGATAAACCGCTCCAAATGTTCCTGATCCTAACTTTTTTTCGATTTTGTATTTGTTTCCAATGATTTTATCTTCTAACATTTTTACTTATAAGTAAATAGTTGTAATTAGTATAGATTTTGTTTTTAATATCCTTTTACACCTTCGGCTATTTTAATAGCCTAGGAACCGTTGCCTTTGTGACTGATAAACCGCCGACTGGTCGGTGGTTTAATTGTCCAAAGGTGTAAAGGGGACTTACGTCCCCCTTATGATCCCCTCCTTATTAAATTTAATTTATTTTTATAATTATTCTTGAGAAGGTGTCATAGGGAGTTCCCGTAAGGAAAAGCGGGAACATATGTTTCTCAAAAAATTGAATAGATTTTTGCTCCACTTTTTCCCAAAAAGTGGATGAATATGAAGCTAGAAGAAATTTATTTTGATTCGCTAGAGAGAAAAATTACCTTTTATATTGGAAAAAGCGCCAAAGATAATTTTCAGGTAATCGATAAGGGTGAACCTGATGATTTATGGTTTCACGCCAAAAAAGAATCGTCTTGCCACGTTATTGCTTGTATAGCTTCTTTAAAAGATTTGGAAGAAGATGAATTAAAAGAAATTATTAAAAAAGGGGCATTATTATGCAAAGAGAATACGTTTAAACTGGCTTCTTTGCATAATATAACAATTATGTATACTTTATTAAAAAATGTGAAGAAAACAAAAACATTGGGTTCTGTCATAGTCGAAAAAGAAAAATCAATTGTTATTTAACGAAAACAGCAAAAGAAATACTTCAAAAAACGTATCCAAAAGGATTCCTTTTTTTCGTTTTCAATAGAAAGACGAGGAGTATCTAAAGTTACCGAGTCTAACTTTTCCTCTACTTCTGGGTCCGAATGTTCAATTACACCTTCTTCTTCCTCACTTTCAAAAGATGATTCTTTTGATTCAGAACCAATCTCAGATTCTTTCTCATTATTTACTGATTCATCATCATCCCATAAATTTTCAGGAAAAGGAACGATGAAATGTAATAAATCTTCAAATAATTCTAAAAAATTACTCATCTACTATTTATTACGAATATATTTTTTACAAATACAAAGATTGGTTCGTGACTACGTATTTCAAAGTTAAAGCAGGTACTTCTCTCAAGTTTTGTAAGAAATTCATATCTCCTATTAATTCCGCTATTTTTTCCATTTCACCTGAAATATTATTGATTTTCAAAAGAGCCTTCACAAATTCGCCTAAAAAAATCTCCTTTTCTTGACCAATTGTTTGTAATAAAAACTTACATTCTTCCACAGAATTACATTGACACCATTTTTCTACATATCCCAATAAATCAAAGTGGTATTGGTAATCAGTTCCTGTGTTTAATTGATGATAAGATTCCTTTTCTAGATAATATTTTGTCCAAGTTTCGATTTCAGTTAACACCTTTTTCAAAGGTGCATCCTCTGTTTCAGGACAATGTGATTTATAATCTTCTGAAACAGTAATATTGGTAAAACAACTAAAGAAAGAAACCAATTGAACAGATGATAAAGATTGTAAAAACGATAAGATTTTGGTAAAAGGTAAACAAGGTATTTCACGTAAATTCGTAGCGATTTTTCCATTCAACGTCAAAAGAAAGGTTTTGTCTTGTTCTGTTTTTTCTACAAATCCATCGTTTTCCATCATACCCAAAAGGGTATGAATGTTTCGATTCGATGTTTCTTGAATATCCATCATATTTTGATTTAGATTGTTACGTTGAGATAATAAAACATTGTATTTATTTACCGTTTTTTCGTCTTGCGAAATAAATTTATATTGATTTTCTATTTCCTGTATTTTTCGTTCAATTTCTTTACGTTTTTTATTGACGGAACCGGTTCGTTGTATCTTTAATTCGATCCATTCATTGACGACTTTATAAGGTGTTCGTAAAAGTTCCAAGGATTGTTCCATTTTTTGTAATTCAGTTTCTGTAGAAGTTAATTCTTGAAACAGTTGATTCAATTCTTGATCGAGATCTCCTTGAATCATACTTTTCTTTACAAATGCCAGAAAATCGGTATGTCCTGTATCCATTAAATTCAACAATAAGTTATAAGATATCTTGAACTTGGAAACCAATGTTTGTGGTTTCCCTTTCATCATTGTTTTATAACTAATGGAATCGATTGAATGAAACAAATTATTCAAATGAATAACGTGTCCGATAGTATCCATACCACGTCTTCCAGCACGTCCAGCCATTTGGGTATATTCGTGGGAATACAATACGCGTTGAACATTTCCATCGAATTTAGTAATGTCTGTAAATAGAACCGTTTTAGTAGGCATATTGATTCCCACTGCAAAAGTCTCTGTACAAAAAACAATTTTAATGTATCCCTTTGCATAAAGTAATTCTACCATTTCACGCAAAATCGGCATAACCCCTGCGTGATGAATCGCAATTCCTTTTTCCAAAAGCGCAACCATTGATAAATATTCAGGTAATTGTAAATATTCTTGATAATTCGGTAATTTGCGAATGATCTGTTCGCACTCACGACGAATGGTATAAGGAACCTTGGAATCAAACTCAAGTAAATTCGTAGTGATTTCTTTCGCCATTTGTTCCAACATCTTTCTCGATAAAACAAAACATAAAGCTGGCAACATTTCTCTCTCCACAAGGTATTTTAGAACTTGATTGAGAACAAAGCTACGTTTCATCCGAAGCTCCTTTTTATCCAACCTTTCTAACATTTTCGTCATTTGTAAATAATTTGATTCTTGAAATACTCCCTTTTCATCCTGTAAAACAAAAGGGTGATTGAATACTTTCTTCATTTCTTCTTGAACCGTTTTATCCTTGGTCGTTTTAAAAATCGCCTGGGTAGAAGTGAGAAAGGTATAATGAACTAAGGGAACGACTCGCTCATAAGTAGTTGTTAAATAAACTTGTTTTTCTGGTTTTCTATTATCATTAATATCTTGATATCGATTCTCACACCAAAGAGCAAATTTTTCAGGTTGATCCAAAGTAGCTGAAAGCATTACCATTTGAACGTGTTTCGGAAGCATCATCATTGTTTCTTCCCATACTTTTCCTCTCTCTGGATCATTAATATAATGCACTTCATCAAAAATAACACACGCTAACTCCTTCTCCATATCCATATCAAATAATAATAAATTTGTAGGAGTAGGAGTAGAAGTATTTATTGGCGTAGTATCCACAGATTTTTTTCTATACAAGGTATTTTGTAAAATTTCCGTAGTCATTATTAATACATCCGCTTCCGGATTGAATTTGATATCTCCCGTTAAAATACCAAAGGATATATGTGGATACTTCTTGGTGAACTCATAAAATTTTTGGTTGGAAAGCGCTTTAATAGGTGCAGTATAAATCACTTTTTTTCCTTGACCGACAAAGTGTTCAATCGCGAATTCACCAGGAAGTGTCTTCCCTGATCCAGTATGAGCCGTTACTAAAATATGATCCCCGTTAACAATCGATTCTACAGCATATTTTTGAAAAGTACTCAAAGGGAAAGGATATTTGTTGAAATATTCCTGGTATTTCTCTTCCTGGTTTTTAGGATAATTTTGTGGACATATTTTCACCATTTATTTTTCAAACGATAATAAAATATTACTTTATTATCGTGTAAAATGTTTATATTGTTTCACAAAATCTATTTATCAGTTTAAATTTCTAAAAGCTGTAATCGAATTTTCTTTTGAAAGCTTTCTTCGTCTTGAAAAACATAAATCTGAAAAAGATGAGATGAATATTCATCTAGTAATTTTGACGTTACTATTTTGGAAAATATTTTCAATTCAGGTAAAGTAACTTCGTAAGAATACATACCTAGTCCCTTTTCTTTCCGATGAAAAACAATACCATCGTATTTCTTTTCTAGACTTATAGGTTGATTCGTTATCAATTCCAAAAGAGTACATTGATTCTGTACCTTACGAATTTTTTTCGTATTATCATTTACAAAGTCTATCTGATTTATCCACCTTTGATAAAAAATTTGCACCCTAGATGATAAACAAACCATCTTTCGATTTTCTTGAATTTTTATAAGATTCAAAAGATCGACAATACGTCTAATAGGGCTGGTAATATGTACATAAGTATCAAGGTTTAACGAATCGTGTCGTAATTCTTGTTTGGAGCTGATTTGTTCCCCATTAATATATTTTCCTGCGTACAAAGTGAAAAGGGCGATAGATTCGTTGAAAACGGCGGATTTTTTTTCTACAATAATAGGGGGAACTTTAGGAGAATCTGAAGATGAAGTCGCCGATCGAAAAATACCATTGTTAAAAGCTAGAAAATCCTTGGAACATTCGTGATTCATCCAAATCATAAGAAAAGCAATTACATCGTGACTATCGTTAATCGTAGGTATATAATTGTAAGTCGGTTCTTTAGAAAGGCGTCTGACTGTATCCAGTAACAAAAGATAATTTAAATTTTTGAGTAAAGACGGTTCTTCATAGATATAATTTTTTTTCACTTCAATCAAAGTATTTTTGAATTCTATTTTTTGGACTTGAATCTCTGGGTTAGTATTACCCTTTTGTTCAAAAATATCTATAGATACATCCATTGTAAAAGCTACCCTAGTTGTTTTTTCACGTAAACTACAAAGATGATCTCCTAGAAGGGAAGGAAGCATCGATCGTTTTTTATCAGGTAAATAAATAGTGGAAATTCGTTGAGCAAAGGATTCCCATAATTCAAGTGTATCGAGTACCAATGAAACATTCGATATATAAATACTTAGTAAAACCGATGTTCTATCTACATTAAGATTATCCTTTTCTTCTTTGTTCTCTTTGTTTGTCAATAATTGAATACTAAACGCATCATCAAAATCGATACTTCCTTCTGGATCAATCGTAAAAACATTCGTGTTTTTGGTGCGATCTTCTAAAGAATACTTCTCTCGAATTTTTTTGAAGAGATCTTCATTGTTTTCACACGTTTTCTGAAGAGCTTTTGTCGTATCTTTTTCGAATTTGTTGATGGAGGTATGTAATCCTTTACTATAAAGTTGGTATTCATAAAAGGCGGGTAAATCATTGACTTGACCTATGACTTGTAAAAGAGTACCGTAAGGGTGTTTTTCCTCCCAATGATCGTATTTGAAAGTAACGTATAAGTTCGTGAATAATTTGGAAAACCCCATCTGTTTGATTTCATAAGGAATAAGAAAACAAGGAAGGAAAGGATCATTGGGAACGCATTTATAAAGCATTTTATCTGTTTTCATTGTTACCTGGTTTTTTCTTCTTCCATAAGTTTTGTTACCTGTTAATACCAAGACTCCAGTAAAAAAGGGTTTCTCTCTTACAGGTGATTTCAAACAATTCAGAGAGTTTTCTTGTAAAGAAAAAACATCTTCGTGAAAAAGTTTTGATTCAATAGGGTTAAATATTACGGGTAGTATGTTTTGATCATTTAAAAAAGAAACGACTTCCCATCCGGTATATTTTCGATCTTTCACTATTAATTTATACATCTTTTCTTTTTCTCTTTTATATTTGTGTTTCTTTATATTTACGTTTTCTTAAAACCTACCTAAAGATAATAAGAAATCTTTATACTTCTTATTATTTGGTTATTCTGGTTCGATCATTTGTTCTATTGTTCTAATAACGATCTCTTTTTTTGGTTTTGGAATGAACATTAGTAGAAAAACGAACACTTTTTCTTACCCTTTTTATTTTAGTAGGTAAAGAAGAATTTGGCAATGCTTTTTGTTTAGATTTTTTTTTATCTTTTTGAAAATCAGTTTCTATAAAATCATCATATTCCTCTTCTTTATTTTTATTATAATTTTTATTTTTTAAAGCAGTATTCGTCTGTATATTATTATTTACAGATTTTTTCTCTTGTTGATTGTCTTCTTCATCATCATCTCGAAACCAAGAACTTAAATATTGTAACATTTCAGATAATGTATTAATGAGAGACTTTTATTTTTTCTATTTATCGTAAAATCCAGATTTTTTATAGTTCTTTCCCTTTTTTTATTTTTTCATTTATTTGTTCATTTGTTTGTTCTTTTATTTGTTCATTTGTTTGTTCTTTTATTTGTTCGTTTGTTTGTTCTTTTGTTTGAAGTTGGTTCAACTCTTGTAAAGGAATTTTTTTACTTGTTTCTCTCTTAATATTTTGCATTTGAAGAAAATGTAAAAAAAGATAAGGACTAATTGCTAAGTTATTCATATAAGTACGATATTTGAATGTTGTAATACTCGCGTTTTTACTAAAGCGGATTGTATACCACCAATAAGCCGGTAAAAAAAGGGTTTTTCCAGCAATTAAAGTAAATTCTAATGATTTGATTTTTTCAAAATCTGTTTTATAATTTGGTTGGATATTCCAAACATTCAAAGGTGATGACCATTCAAAATTTTCATAATTATATTGAGGATGTAAATATTTGCTGTTTTTAGGAGGTATCAATTTGATTTGTGCCGTTCCTTCAGTCATTAAAAAGTAGGTACGATAATTGATTTCATACCTTAAAGGTGTGCACGTATCTTTAGATCCTATTAAAATATCATAATAATAATTTGACATCATATAAGGTCGTAAAAATCCATCATTATGCTGTATTTTTTTACTGATTCCTGTTTCTTGTAAAAATTCCATATTATTTTCTGTAAAATAAACGGATTTTTCATCTTGTTTCAAGAGTTGAACTGTTGCCTTCAATGGCAAAGGTATATAATATTCCTCATTTTCCTTTTCTTTTTCTAAAATAGAAAAAGGGTTTGTACGAACTTTCATATCAAACGAAGAATAATTAGAGAGAAGATATGTCTGATTCGTTATCTCCTGAATCGAGTGATTCTCAAAATCAAACAAAACAGGTTGTCTTAAATCAGCGATTTCTTCTAATCTTTCTTTGGAAGCATTATCTAATTCATACATTTCTAAATCATCGCTTTGTTTTAAATGAAATTGAATATGTAAATAAAAAAATAAAACCAAACAAAATATCAAAAAAGCAAAAAGGATTTTCATTTCTTTTTAATTAACAATACGGTTAATTAAAAAGGCGATTAATTTTCTATTTTATCAACGCGATTAGTAAGATAGTATCTGTTTTTATTTTCTTACCCGTTTTTTTCTATTACTTCTTCCTCTGAATCTTCTTTATTCCTTTTTTCCTCTTCCGTTTTCTCTTCTACGACCTCCATAGATTCTTGGGATTCTTTACTGTTTATTAAATTACTATAATCCAATTTCAAATTATTTATATCTTGTTGTAATTGAATGAATAATTCATTCGTTTCTCTTTCCTTTTTCTCTTGTTGCGAAAATAATTCCTGTATCGTTGTTAGTTGTTCCTTCATTTCATTACATAATGTTTTCATTTTATCTACTTCTTCTTGTGATTGACTACCTTGTTGTTCTTGGAATAAAATTCTATCTTCTATATTTTTATATGAATCATTATCTATTGTAGAGGAGGTAGGAAGGCCTTCTTCCTGAAGTTGTTGAATAAACTGTTCTACTTTTCCTAAACGTATTGTAACCAGCGCAAAAGCGTCAGAAATAGAAACTTGACCAACCGCACCGTTAACACCAGGTGTTTTTACTGGTATGGTTGGTTGTTGTCCTTGTGGAAATCTTCTAGGAGGTTGAGGTTCTTGTGGTGGTTGGTATTGTTGATTTACCCCTGGACCAGAAGGAACAAATCGAACATTTTTAGGCATTGGCTGTCCAGGACCAGGTGGAGGAGGCATTTTTGAATTATAATTTGGTTGCTGTTGAATTCCTACATTGGGTCTTGGAGCATTATTTCCAGCACGTCGATTGATAGCAGAAGCAATAGAACGAGAAGTACTCATTGAAATTATGTATTTCAATGACTTTGTTTTTAACTCATTTTTACGCATTTTTTTTATTAGAAAAATACTAAATAAAAAAGAAAAAATCCAAAAAATCCAAAAAATTGATTTTTAATCATTCTTTCTTTACTAAAAATAACCTATTTGCATAATAATGAAGTTGATGCCTTACACAATACTTATTCACCATTCGTTACGTTATGTAATGGAAACAACACAACGATTCAATATAGATGAATCACACGCACTAAAACATAGTTTGGAAGTATTTCATTATGCCAATGAAATATATACTCATCAAGTAAATCTCTTTCCTTATTTAGAAAAACAAAAAGAAATTATTTTCACTTCGGCTATTTTGCACGATATGTGTGATAAAAAATATATGGATCAAGAAAATGGGTTGACAATGATTAAACACCATATGAAAGACTTAATGTCAGAGCACGACTTGACTATTGTTGGAAACATTATTTCTACAATGTCCTATTCTACTGTAAAGAAAAATGGTTATCCTGAATTGGGTGAATATCAAATGGCTTATCATATAGTAAGAGAAGCAGATCTATTATCGGCTTATGATCTTGATAGATGCATGATTTATTCACTTATTTGCGAAAAATTAGATTATTTACAAGCACTAAAACGTGTTATTGAAATAACCAATGAACGTATTCTTACTTATCGTAGTGACAAACTATTTATTACCAACTATTCCAAAGCCCTTTCTTTACAATTACATCGAAAAGCGTTAAAAAATCTCGAATTATTAGAAAATTTATTATAAATTTAAAACCAAATAGAAAGGAAAATGAGACAAACTCGTTTCCTTTAAGAACATAACGCTACAAGAAAGAAACATCTGAGGACGTTTTGCGTCCAAATTTTCTTTCTATTCTGTTTATTTTATAGAAATAATTTTAACTATTTAACATAAGATATATTTTTTCATCATAAGAATTTATTTTTGTATTATAGTATTCACTATAATCATAATATTTAATATGGAATTTATGAGAAACCATAATATAATAATTTGGTCTTGAAGCATAAATAATGTTTTTATCATTGGATAAAATTACTGCTGATAATACAAAATCAGAAGTTGAAGAAACTAAATATTTTGATTTTAACAAAACATTAAAATCGGTTTCAAAATCGTTAGATAAAAAGGTACAATTTTGAAAATGATTCATAATTTTTTCTATTATTGGATTATTTTTATTTTCGGATAATATGTAAATTTTTCTATTCATATTTTCTTTTATTATTTTTTCATAAAAACTATAAGGTGGTTGAATAAACCATTTAAAAATAGGACTATTAATATCACCATTTACAAAAACATCATTTTTATCAAAAACATCACCTGAACGAATATGTATGAATAAATCTTCATTAAAATTAATATTACTATTTAATTTTACATCATAATTAATATAAGGTTTTAAATATTTATTTAACAAATAGTCAAAATCATTTGAACTCAAATTAAAAATATAATTAAATCCATCAAAAAAGTCACTTTCTATTATTTTATCATCATTTATAGTAAACTCATCAAAAATATAATAATCCGGAAATTTAGATAATATTATACATTCTCGAATTTCTTTAACTTCCTTAATACAAATTTTATTATGTTTATACAAAAATAAATTTGCTGTTATTACTCCAATTATAACTTTAATTAAATTTCCAAATCTAAAATTAATATTATTTAATTTAACAATTAACATTAATATATAGTATATTATTTATAGTGATAAATATTTTATAATTAATAAATTTGAAGAAAATTGCCATAAAAAAAGTAAATGGTAAAATTACTAAAGGTTTATCAAAGAGAAATAAATTCGTGAATCATCGGAAAAATCAAAGAAATAGTTTGAGCACACGCCAATGCTACTTCACGATGTTCTTTTTGTGTTCCATTACCACTTCTTAATTGTATATAATGTACCCACGATCTTAATGTACCGTTTACATACATTCTAGAAACAGTCATACCTTCAGGTAAAACGGAACGCGCCTGTTCTTTGGCAATTCCGTTTAGTAAAGCCCAATTATAGATTTCTTCGACTTGTTGTTTTACGATTCTTTGTTTTTTTTCCCATTCATATTTTAAATTTAGATGATTTTCTTCTTCATTATTCAGTTCCAAACTATTTTGCCGATTTTTTGTATCCTGTAATCTGGCTTCTCTTGTTTGAAATCCTAGATCAGCCACGGCATAACGCTGAGAGAATTCCTGGAAAGAAAAAGATCGATGTCTTAGAATTTGTCTGGCAATATCCCTCGTGGTTTCTATTTCTAGACAAATGGATACCATTTCTAAAGGCGACCAATGATCATTTTTTATTAAATATCGAATCAGTTTTTCATTGTTATCAGTATTATTCTGGTTGGATGGATTTGAAACACGCGCACAATAAGCGACTGAATCTTGAAGATTCAAAAAAGAAGTGTCTGTTTGTGAAGCTTGTTGTGGTGGTTGAGAATAACTAATTAGTTGTACTTTCATCGTATCTTATCAATAAATGTACTTATTAATAAGATAAAATATTTATATCTTTATTAATTTATTATTTTATTATTTTAATTTCTTTTTATAAATCATATGGAAAGTTTAGATGATGGTTCAAAATCAAAAGGTTTCATCAAACACGTTTTTAATTTTGATGATGATTCGAAATCTGAAATGCTGAATATTATACAATACGCCCTCTTGGCTATTATACCAGTGGTAGGATTAAATAAATCAATGCAAAAATTTGTCCCGGAAGCCGATGAAAATAAAAGTAGTTTAGAAATAAGTGCTGAAATTGTTGTCCAAGTCATTGTTATTTTTATCGGTCTTTTCTTTGTTCATCGTCTAATTACTTATGTTCCTACGTATAGTGGAATCAACTACCCTGAATTTAGTATAATTTTTATTATTTTAGCTGTTTTGATGATCACTATGAGTTTACAAACGAAGCTTGGAGAGAAGGTTGGTATTTTAGTAGAACGTTTAACCGAATTATGGGAGGGAAAAAGCGGAGACAATAAAAAAAAGAAGAAGAATGGATCTGGTAACGTTCGTGTTTCTCAGCCTATTTCTGGACAAATGACAAGTTCTTCCTATACCGTAAATCAAACAGCAGGTGCTTCTTCGATGTTACCACAATACAATGATGGTACTTCCATCTCTCAATTACCAACAAATTATACACAAGGTCAAGGTCAAATGTTGCCAGAACAATTACCTGATTACAATAAGATGTACCAGAAAGATCCAACACCTTTGATTGGAGCAGCTACACCTGGATTTGGTGAAGGATTTGAACCAATGGCAGCGAATAGTGTTCTAGGTGGTGGAGGATTCGGGGCCTGGTAGGGTGAACCCCTGCGGGTTCCCCCTTACCCCCTCCGGCTACCCTCCGGGGCAGTATTTATTCTCATTTCATAAAGAATTTAAATATAAATCATAAATAAAATATAATTTATATTTTTGTCCAACTTTTTCCAAAAGTTGGTCTATATAGATTTTTGTCCAACTTTTTCTCAAAAAGTTGGTATGGACGTAAATAAACTTCTAACCGCACTCGATAATGAGAAAAACGAAAAAATAATGAATTATACCACTAAAAAAATAAGGCAAATGAATCACGATATTGTAAAAGAATTACATTTATCCAAAGAACAAAACCGAATGATTTTAGATAAATTGCACGATTACATTTATGTGGATGAATTGAATGATTTGAGAGAAGGAACCTATCTTCGTTGGATCCATTTAACAAACCCGGATCATTTGGAATTATCCCGAGGAGGTATTTTTTGTGAAACAAAAATAACCGATTCAGGTGTTCAACTTGTATGTAAAAATCATTTTGGACGTCATTTTCAAATTAAAATGGATGAACATTTACTTTTTCGTAAATTAATCGTTCAAGAATCAGTATTAATCCAAGCACTGGATTTATTAGAGAAAGGCTGAAATCCAATCTGCTTGAATAAAAACAATTATTATGAATATTGTTTTCTTGTTCTGTTCTTTCTCCCCCTTCCCCTTTTCATTGATTTTGTGGAATTGTTTGGTTTTTTAGGAGAGCTTACGGATGGTTGATCGAAAAATTCTTGTAAATGAATCAATATTTGTTTACTAATAATTTTATCAATATTGGTTTCTTCCACTGTCTTAGGAACAATCCAGAAATCATAGGATTGAAAACATACCATCATTTTTGTTACAAATACATCTTTTCTTTCTTGGGTGGCTTGAGGAAGAATTCTCTCTCTAAGACGACTATTCCAAAAGCGTCGAATCATCTCTTCCCAATGTAAATCGTGAGTATAAGGTTTTACATTAATATAATAAACATTATCATTAGCCATTTCAGGAAAATAATTATCATCCAAAAAACAAATTTGACTATGAGAAGGTATTTTAGTGCACTTCATTAAATCATTCCACGATTTATCGTGACTAGTTCGACAAAATTCTATTACTTCTCCATTAATTTTAAATGCATTAATAATTTGGTCAAATAAAGGGAAATTTAATTTTTTATCAAAGTAAGATATTAATTGTTTACACCAAAAAGATGGACCCTGATTATTCGTATAAATCAGCATTTTGTGACAACATTTAGATTTCTTTTTGTGCATCAAATATTTTAATAAAGTAAGAATATTGGGGCGTAAAAATTCTGGATATAAATCCAATAAAGAATGAAAATCTTCCTGAGTCAAAGAATAATAAATCAATGACTCATTTAAACATTGTTCTAATACATCCCAAAAAATGCCTAGTTGCACAAAATATCCTAGGGTTTCGTCTAAATCGAATACAACAATCTTCATTTATTCACTAGTCCTTATTTTTATGTTAAGAATATACTATCTTTTTATAAAAAATTATAATAAAAAAATAAAGGTCTTTTATTTTTTTATAAAATGTTATATATATCTTTCTTTGTTATACATTTATTCATTCATCAAAATGGTGAGTAACCAAAATAATAAAAGGCAAGAACTTACCATACAAGATTACAAAAAAATACTTACCTTTTATAAAATACCTATCCCAGTATCATCTCAAAAAATTCAAAAAGAAGCCGAAGACATCCTATCTTATAAATTATGTCGATGTATTAAAAAAGTCGGTTCTTTAGAAAAAGGTAAAGCAAATGCCAAGGTAAACGAATCTAGAGCCATAGGCATATGTAGTAAAACTATTTTAGGCCGTAAAGGTTTGACTCGCGGTAAATTCAATTGCCGGGGTAAACGAAACATTACGTTGAAAAAACGTGCTTAGCCTTAGTGCCTTTTTTTCAGCTGATTATAACCTTTTTATAATACAGAACCTAATTGTGTCAACATCAATTCTATTCTTTGTCATCTTTTTGGTAAATATCTAATGTACGTGCACTTGGATCTTTGGCATCTGTATATTTCGGCATCCAAAAATAAGGTAAAATCGATTCTTGTAAAGGATAGAATTTATTAAAGATGGATTTGTAGTAAATTTTTTCGGTTTCCAAACTCGCTTCATATACTTTTCCTTTGTTAAAATAGTCATTTCGTTTGTTTAATTCGTTCGCGGATTTTTCCTGTAAGATTTGAAATAAAGATCTTCCTTGACTACTTACACCATCGCTAAATGCCTCCTTGCGTCTCCATAGAATCTCATCCGGTAACAATTGGTAACCTTCTGAATTAACAAAGAAATCATACGAAAAACTTTCTCTTAATAAATATTTTTCTACTCGTTTTTGATTTGTTTGAAATCGAAATTCGGGAGGTATAGACAAATAATGGTTTACGAAGCTTCTATCTAAAAAGGGTGTCCTAGGCTCTAATCCGTGTGAAGAAATCGATTTGTCACTACGTAATACATCAAATAAATAAATATCTTTTAATAAACGCCTTGTTTCTCGATCGAATTCAATCGCATCAGGACATTGTTTTAGATAAAGATAACCTCCACATACTTCATCGGAACCATCCCCATTAAAAATTACCTTGGCCTCACTATGTTTGGCAATGTATTTTCCTAATAAATAATTCCCAATACTTGCACGAACTGTTGTGGTGTCGTAACTTTCAATCGCTTGAATCACCTCAGGAATGGCATCAAACATTTCTTGTTCTGTAACAATAATTTCCGTATGATTGGTATTCAAATAATCCGCCATTTTACGAGCGTATATTAAATCAATCGAACCTTCCAATCCAATACTATATGTTTCCAAGGGTTTTTTAAAACCCGAGTCCAAGGGTTTATTAAAAACGTGCTGTTTTTGAAACTCATTTACTAAGGCTGTAATTAAACTACTATCTAATCCTCCCGAAAGAAGACACGCTACAGGTCGTTCGGTTGTAAGACAACGTTTATTAACTGCATTGATTAGTATCTGTTGTATAGTGGAACAATAATACTTAAGATTTTCGGAGTAATCTTCTTTTTTGTATTGTAATGGATAAGAAAAACTTGGTTTATGATAAATGACATTTGTTTGTCTAGGTTCCCAGAAAGACATTATCTTATTTGATATTACAAATTCACTATAGGTTCCGGGTATAAACTGTTTTATTTCCGTAATTGGTTTTACCTTTTGTTCATCTTTATTACCATCTTCATATAAATGTAAGTAATTCAAACATTTTAATTCTGAAGCGAAACCATATATATTTTTTTTTATCGAAGGAATAACTGATAATGTATAGAGTGGTCTTACACCATAAGGATCCCTCGCAACAAATAATCGATTATTTAATTCGGGATCATCGTGTGAAGAGTTACGATAATCGCATAATACAAATGCAAATACTCCATCTAACATAGTTAGTGTTTGTTCCATTCCATATTTTTCATACAAATGAATAATAACCTCACAATCAGAATCAGTTTCTCCTTTGATTCCCATCATTTCGTATAATTCACGATAATTGTAAATTTCCCCGTTACATATTAATGAAATACCGTGTATTTTGAATGGTTGATTCGATTCTTCATTTAAACCATTAATAGCTAATCGATGAAACCCAAAGGTTGTTTTGATAAATACATCTTCTAATTTAGAAGATTCTGGACCACGTCCTTTTCCTTTTTCAAACTGAGTATTTACGAAATGACTAGAAAAAACATCATTATTTAGAAGAGTAAAAATTCCACACATTTTGTTTCAGAATACTCTTTATTCTTTTATGAATATTGTGTTTATACTTTATTTATACTCTTTATATTGTTTCTTTTTTTACAGATGATTGGTTGTTTTATTCATCCGTCTGTTTATTATATATATTCTTTGTTTATATATATTCTCTTTTTATAGAATAGAAAGAATGGCTGATATCAAAAATACACAAATTATGAATATAAACCCTGAAGTAAATATCAATGTTCTCGATGCCAAAGAAAAAGTAGAATGCTCTTCAGAAATTCAAAAACAAACCAACCAACGTATTTATGATCGTAACATCCCTTCTAAAATGTTGCAACCTTACTTGGACGTTCGACCTGTTATGACAAAGTATTCTTATTTACCGATTGTGGATCCAAGAAAGGAAGTCAGTACAAGACTAACCCAAACCCCAGTTTATAATGTACATCAAGTATTTAATCCTGGAAATACTCAATCACCTTGGTCCGGATTCGCATCAAACGTGAATACTGAAAGTGTATTAAGAAATCAAGTATTTGCTCTTCAAAAATGTAGTCAATCTGTTTATGTGCCGAGTAGTAATAGTGATTTATACCACGTGGCTTTTCATACAAAGCCAGAGACTTATCCTGATTCTTTATTGTTTCAACAAGAGACATTTTGTCCTTTTAATCCAAATCCAAATCCTCAAGAAATTGGTTACGCAACCTTTCATAACTCTACCCGATTACAAGTGAGAAATATGACAAACCCTTCTGCGTAAAAATGGTTGATCTCTTTTCATTTTCTTTTCCATAATATAAGTTTTTATGGAAAAAAAGAAAAAAAAACAAAGACAACAAATAGAACAAACGCAAAAAGAAGAATTAAAAGATATTCAACAAATAAATCAAATAGCAAAAGAAAAAGAAACCGAAAAAGAAACCGAAAAAGAAACCGAAAAAGAAAACGAAAACGAAAAGGAGAAAATCATTCCAGACACAAATCATAAAGTACAAGAAATTACACTAGAATATTTGTGTAATTCTAAATCAACTACTACTTTTAATGGAAAAACAAAAACAATTACCTCTGATAAAAATAAAAAATTCTACAGAAAACGTATAATTCAATTAACAAAAAATTTGTTAGAAGTTGTGGAAGAAAAAAAAACATTTCATCCTCCGGATGTTCATCATTCTTTTCAAAAATACATTGAGTCTTGTATCGATCATTTTCAAACAATTGATCGAACAGATCTTCTTCAAGAGGATTATAAAGATTTAGAAGATTCTTTAGCTAGTCTTGACAACCTTTTAGAACCATCCAATCTGGAATCCTCTGTTTTTGAGGCAAATCAACGATTAATGCGATCCATAAATATTAAAACGAATACACTGGATGGATTAGTCAAGAGGACCTTTATTAAAAAAGAAGAACCTATTTTACCCAAAAAGAAAAAAATAAATTTAAAAGATCCAGAGTTGAAAAACAAAGGAATTATTGGTAAAAAAGATAATCTCACGAATAATTAGGAGACACGAATAATGAATAGTTTAAGAAATAAAAGATTTCGAAAAACAGAGAGAAAACGAACCAAATATATAAAAAATCGAAACATAAAAAACAAAAAAACCAAAAAAATATTTTGGAAAGGAGGAAAGAAAAAAGAAACGATTATGATGGAAAAGGTGAACTGTAGCCCCAAAGACAAAAAGGAAATCAATGATTTTTCTTGCTATAAAAATGATGATTTACACAAAATGCGTAATTTATGGAACGCGCGTCATCCTGATCATTTAATTCAAACCAACACTCCTTTAGAGATTCATCGGCTTTTGTCATTGTTTATGAAAGATAGTTGTAATAAAGAATCGTGTTGGTTAAAACAAAATTTTTTACAAGGAAGTGGTTTAAAAAAGGAAATGATCGATTCTTTTGCACCAATTGCACCTAAAGAATGGAAAAAAGACCCCAATGAATGGTTATCAAGTGTGGATATTCACAAAGTAATGAAACAATATGAAAAAGCTTATAAATGTTTCGATTTTATCGGTCCAACACCGATTGATTTTGATACCAAAAAAATGTACGGCGATTGTGTTTGGGAAGAATTATGTCATTTTAACTTGGCAAAAGAAATCGAAAAAGGTAGATTTAAAATAGGTGTCGTATTCAATACCGATCCGCATTATAAATCAGGAAGTCACTGGATCAGTCTTTTTATTAACGTGAAAAAAGCACAGATTTACTTTTTTGATAGTGCAGGAGATCCTGCACCGAAAGAAATCCGTGTTTTAGTTGATCGAGTTGTAACTCAAGGTAAAAATCTCAAAAAGCCGATTTATTTCAAATATGATGAGAATTATCCCGTGGAACATCAATACGGTAATACCGAATGTGGTGTTTACGCTTTATTCTTTATTATTTATATGTTGGAGGATAAATTAAGTGCCAATTATTTGAAAACACATCGAATTTCTGATAAAGCAATCGAAAAATACCGAAAGATTTTTTTCAACGATGGACTCTAATAGTGTAGAGTTTCTTTTCTGTTTTATCTTTTCTGTTTTAAAAATAATAAATACATAAATAGATATTTATTATTTATCTTAGATAAAGTTAATTATGGCCGATTTTTTAACTGAAGCAAATGTTCGACTTTTATGGGAAGTATTAATAGATGAAGATACTCTAAGTTCAAAACCCAAAGAATTTCTTCATCTTATTTTTCAGATTTTTCAGAAAAACCTTATTCCTTTTTATGAAACAGAGAGAAAAAGCGGTAATTTATATTTGATTGATTTTAATAAAAAATATATCTCTCTAATGATTGATGTCATTCAAAAAGCGGAAGTACAACAACTACAAAAAGCCAAACAATCAGTAAACAAGGTACCGATTACCTATGAGGAAATCCAAGAAGAAAAGAAAACGAAATTTGAAAAAGAGTTGGTTCAAAAACAAGATGAGTTTCAACGAGCCGTTGCTTTACCTGTACCTCCTACACCCAACTTTTCTGATCCTTGGAAGGAAGAAAAAACTCCCATTAGTGAATTGGAAAGGATGATTCAAGAAACTATTAACGAGAGAAATTTTGACTTAGATCCAAACCATAAAAATGTTCAAGAGGCATCAAAATGGTTAAATTTAAAAGAAACATCGGTAAAACCGAATGATTCTCCCTCACTCAAATATATTAAAATTGAGGAACCTTTGGTCAAAGAAAAATTCATTCAGCCCATTTCTCTTGATGATTATGTAAAACCTTCCAAAAATGTTCAATGGAGTGAAAAATTAGAAGAGTCTTATTTTGTTCTAACTTCTCCGAATACTTTTTTAGAGGAAAAAGAGGATAATTCACAATTGGAAAAAACTCTTTTTTCCAAGTTGAAACGTGTCCCTTCTTTAGAAAAAGATATTCGTATTCAACAGCTGGAGGAAGAAGTAAAAATGCTTTATCAAAAAATAGATGTTTTGACTCGTGTGTTGGAAGAAAAAAAACTGGCTTAGCTTTCCTGAAGGGAAATCTTCGAAAGTGACCTCAAAACTCAGTTTTGCGCCACTTTCTTACTTCGTTCCAAAAAGTAGCTTAAAAATAAAAAATTTATCCATAATAAGAATAATAGTTCTTTATGTTTTTTCTTTTAGGAGGTTTGTTTCTAGCTAGATTTATTTTTAGTTATGCTATGTCAGAAGGTAACGTTATGAAATTATATTTACCTGTTACTTATACAGACTTAGTTGTTCGCCAACAACAACGACTACGTAATTCTTTCTTGAGAACATTACTGTATACTGATTACAAAGGAATAAAACAAAATGTTATTTTATTAACGAATTATGCAAAAGAACGATTGGATGAAACCTATCAGAACTTGGTATCCAATTATTATATGATTTCTTATAAATATTATAGTATTGATGAGAATGATCATTTTTTAATAGAAAATATATTACAATTATTATTTTAAGAATATTTATATTTATATTTATTATAAGTAAAAATGAGCACAGCAGGAACACAATTTACTGATATTTCTTTTGGTACTAATTTTAATGGTTTCAGTGTTATGAGTGGTTACTTATTTGCAGTATCCAGTTTTCCTGGGAATAATACTTTATACAAAATCAACTTACAAAATCCATCTTCTTATACAACTTATTTAAATGGTAGTAATTTGGGTTATAGTCAATTCACAAATGATGGTACTTATTTATATTTTACCAATTATCAATATTCTATGGGTGGAGGTGCAGTTCGGTATAATATTAATGGTGTCTTAGATAATACTTGGTCGTCTTCAACTAGTTCAGTTGGTCTTTCTGGAACTACTGGTATTTGCATTGATGGAAATTACATTTATGTAACTTACAATAGTCTTACCTATGTAACGCAAATAGATATTAGTAATGGAAGTATTGTTACATCAATATGGGCGACTTTACCATCACGAGCTTCAGATATGTTAGTACTTAATGGTTATATGTATATTAATTGTGATACCAATGGTTCAATTTGTAAAATTAAAATGAATTATACAACTAATCCTCCTACAGCGGATACTATAGTTAATAACTTTATAAATATTGCATCTAGTCTTACATCTTATTTAAATACTCTTTTTTTAAATATTGGTGGAAATAATATTGGTCAATATAATGCTACTACAGGAAATCAAATATCAACTATAACTGGTGCATATCAAGGTAACAGAGCTGATGCATTAGCTGTTGCTAATATTAATGGTAGAAATTATTTATTCAATGCAAATGTAAATATTTATCAGTATTTATTAGATCTACAACCTTGTTTCAAAGAAGGCACCAAAATTTTAACTGATAAAGGATATATTCAGATTGAACATTTAAAAAAAGGGGATTTGGTGAAAACCTTGTTACACGGGTTTTTACGGATTGACACAATCGGAAAAAAAGATATGGAACATCCTGCCACTTCGGATCGAAGCAAAGATCAGTTATACAAGTGTTCTTGTAGTTTGTATCCTGAATTATTGGAGGATCTGGTTTTAACCGGTTCTCATTCTATATTAGTTGATGGATTCCAATCGGATGAACAAAGAAAGAAAACTTTTGAAATATTAGGAGATATTTACATTACCGATAACAAATACCGATTACCTGCTTGTGTAGACGAAAAGGCATCAGTATATGAAACACCAGGTACCTATACCATTTATCATTTGGCTTTAGAAAATGTACATTATACAGGGAATTATGGTATTTATGCAAACGGATTGTTAGTGGAAACTTGTTCAAAACGGTATTTGAGAGAGTTATCCAATATGGAATTGATTGAATGTTTGTAATTTTCATTTTATTACACCTTTAGACAATTCACAAGTTATGAAAACGCCCAAAGCCCCAGCTCGCTGGGCGAGCCTTTGGGTGGTTTATCAGTCATAAAGGCAACGGTTCCTAGGCTATTGAAATAGCCGAAGGTGTAAAATAGCCGAAGATGTAAAGTAGTTTAGTATTAAAGGACCAAACTTTTGAAAACTCGTTGCCCCCTTTCATTGGTTTCCAGCGTTCCCACTTGGACCGGTTGAACACCAACCGTTTTTAGTGCTTCTTCATAACTACCCAGGTCATAAATATATAGCACGTCTTTACTTATACGACGATATACGTAATCTTGGTCTCCGATTCGAATGGGGAATCCTTCCCATTCGATTTTCCGTTTATTTGTTCTCAAGGTGACATCATTTTGTTGATCCGCAAAGTCGGGTACATAAGAGAATTTTTCTTTACTAGGATCCCCGAAATTAACACATTGAATATTCGATCCTTCTTGAGAATACAAATAGCAATCGAATGCGGATTCTTTAATTGCCGTTGTTAGCTCTGCATTCAATTTTGCTTTAATTTCCGAAATCTCATATAAATATTCGTCACTGGTGACAGGTACTTTACTGACTTTACTTGTATCTTTACGCTTCAATTCAATGGCTTCGTCCGATTTCAACTGTTCAGCGGTAAAGGTCATTAAATAAACAAAGACCTCAACCGTTTGCAGTTTGAGCGGAAGACTCTTATGACTACAAATACGTCTAGCACGACCAATGACTTGTTCTGTTCTCACTGGATGCCAATAAGGCTCCATAATATGAACGTAACGGGTGTTTCTCAGGTTGATCCCTTCGGATCCAGAAGAAGTAATCATTAGGACCTTGATGATTTCACCTCGATTATTATTATTGGCAACTCCTCTTAATTGTTTCGTAATATTGGTGGGAACATAATCCCAATCGCCATTGTAAATATTACGAATAATCTCTTTTTCTTCAGCGGTTTCGGTACCAGTATAAAGTGCAAATCGCGGTTTTCCTTGATCTTGTTCCTTTTCATCTAGTTCCCAAATACCACTGGACCCCTTTTTCAGTTTAAATTCGGCAAATCCATTTTGTTTTAAAACCAAACTGAAAATGCCGAGTCCTTCTAAGGTACGGAATTGACTATAAACTAAATGAAGACCCACATATTCTGGATCTTGTAAGTTTTCCAAGATGGTTAAATATTTGGGGCTATAAGTAAGGAGTGCGTCGGGTGTCAAATATTCATCCGCGTGGTCTTCAATATATTTCAAAAAGGTTCGTTGTCTTTCTTCGTAACCCTTTCCACCAAGCTCATTTAAAATTGTATCACCTTCGATTTCTCCTTCCGTTACATTTGTCAAATCATCTTCTTTTTGCTGGACCTTTGTTGCTTTTTTTAGTATGTTTTCCAAGTTAAAACGAACACCTTTTTTGGGGTTTTCTTTTTCTTCTTCGTCTTCTTGTTCCTCTTTTTCTTCGTCTTCTTGTTCTTCGTCTTCTTGTTCTTCGTCGTCTTCGTCTTCTGATTCTTTGTCTCCGCCAATCTTATTTTTATTTGTCTTTTTTTCCAGACGTTTTCTTTCTTTCTCTTCTTCTTTTTCCAGACGTTTTTTCTCTTTTTCCTCTTCTTTATCAAGTCGTTTTCTTTCTTTCTCTTCTTCTTTTTCCAAACGTTTTTTCTCTTTCCCTGCTTCTTTTTCCAAACGTTTTCTCTCTTTTTCTTCTTCCTTTTCTTTTGATTTGGATTTGGGCTTTAACTCCTCCTTTAAAGATAGGACAATTTTTTCAGGTTCAACCTCTCCTTCTCCTTCTCCTTCTCCTTCTCCTTCGTATTCATCATTGGGAAGAGGACGACTTTTAATAACAAAATTACAAAACAAACGAGAGAAAATACGATACGTGGAAATCTTATCTTTATACAAATCATCACCCTGTTTCGATTTCGGACTAGGTTTTTCCAATTTTCTCTCCTCTCGTCTCGCATCCTCGTAAATCTTGAACTGATAATCACTCATTGGTATTTTGACAACGTGATAGTCCTTCCCCAAAACCTTGTCAAACTTAGGTAATAACCCTTCCTGTGCACTTTTGAAATAAGAAGAAAGACCTAAAATACGACGTTTTAATGCATCCGCGTTTACAAGCTCATTCGTTACCGGGTCAATATATCTGGCTTTAAACATATCAAAATCATCCGGTAACGCTTTTTTATTTCGAATTTTGATTCCATTCGCTAAAACATCAATATCATTCCCTCTTAAGATACGAATTATTTTTTGTTCAAATTCATCATCGGATTCCATTTGATTATCCATTGTAAATTTCACTAGACCCTTTTCATCCGTTACATTATTATATACACCCTGGTATTCTCTGTCTACTCTGGAATATTTGTCTTGAAAACCAAAGGGGTTTCTTGTTATAGTAAGGATTTTTGACGAAGGAGAATAATCCAGGTAATCCAAACTCTTCTCTCCAAAGAGAAACTGTCGTAAGGTATCACGATCAATCTTCTTAGTCGTCTTGATTTGTAATGGAAACTCCCACGTCTTTATATAACCCCGCAGAATGTTAAAGAGAATACCGAATTCATTCGGGTAATTGATAATCGGCGTTCCCGAGAGAAGAACAATACGTGCATCTTGTGCTGACATCAAGTATTCATACAATTTCACCGCCAGGTTTTTTGGAACGCGTTCTTTTTCTCCGCGTTTGGATTCCTCAATCGGTTTCTCTTTTTTCACTTTATTCACAATTCGACTGATCAAGTTATGCGCCTCGTCTACAATAACCGTGCAATGATCAAATAAATTTTTGGTGAAACCATTCGTCAACTCCTCCAAGCGTTTCATTCGTAAACCATTGTAATTAATAAACGTATATTTAGCACGAATCATTTCATCCAGTTGATCTTCGAGAGACCTTTTTTGATCGGTTGTCAAATTGTTGTAATTGGCTAATTTTTTTACATTCACAAACCACGCACCCTTTTGTCTACGAACATATTCTTCTGGTAAATTCAGAACGGTTGTTAAGGTTTTCAATGCTTCAGGGTATTCCTCTAGAGAAATCCATTCCCAAAACTGATTTTTCTTATAGATTTGATCGCCGAATTTCTTGATTTCTTCCATATAATTTCGGCGAAGAGAAGCTGGAGTCAAAACAATAATCCGTTTTCTCTCCTTCATACCTTCGGCAATGGCAATACTACTCGCGGTTTTTCCACTACCTAGCCCGTGATACAAAAGAAGACCACGATAAGGTGTATACAAATTCATATAATCGCGAACGACTTTTTGATGGGTCAACAAAGATTCCATCGTATCTTCTGCATCTTGTCCGATGGAGTCACAAGAGATATTTTTCGTTGTATCTTGGATTTCTCTCTTGTATGGTTCAAAGAGGGAATTGATGAAATTGACGAAAAACTCGCGATTGTTCATATAGTAACTGGAAACTTTGATGATAACTGGAGGTGATTTCTTGGCTAAACGGTCTTCCAGTTTCGTGTCGCCGATTTCAACGAGAGTTTCTGGGCCAATGATAACCGTTCCCTTTTCTACACGTGGTGTTTTTCTTTTTCTAGAAACACTTTGAATTTCAGCTTCTCCTTCTCCTTCTTCTTGCTGAGGTAAAAGGATTTCTTCTTCCAAGTTTTTTATTTGGATCTCTGGTTTTGGTTCTTGTTCTTGCATTGGCTCTTGCTCTTGCTCTACATCACTTAACAAAACAATTTTCTTTCTTTGAGTTATTGACTTTGAAGTAACAGGTATAGAAGAAGCATTTATTACCGTCATTTTCCCACTTTCTTTTAATTTTTTCAATAAAGCTTCGCGATCATATCCTTTATCACGCTCATCGACAATTAATGTTTGAATGGTGGGACGTTCTTCACCTTCTTTTTTAGAGGAAAGATTTACTTTTACCGGTTGAAAAGGTCCTACACTGGGTTTTCTTTTTAACGATTCAATAAGCGGATTCATAAGATTTGTTTTTATATTTTCCAAAGATATAAAAGTTTTCCTTTTTACCGTTCCATAACTAAATAAATAGATTTTTTAACCAATAAATGAATTCTTATAATATAATATAATATTGAAGTAATATAAGTAGTATAACAAAAAGAATGAATACAATACCTAATGAAGAAACGGATGCAATGCAAATAGATGATTCTATAAAAAAAGTTGAATTTCAAGAATTACAAGACATTCTCTTGAATTTAGAAAGTCAACTGGACCAATTTGTACAATTTTCTACCGATAGTAATTTCGATTATTTGACATTGTTAACGGATTCTTTAAACACCAATATTATTACCAATACATTATTTGAAAGCTTTACTAAAACAAATGGTATTGATATAGAAGGCAATGAACTACCAAGAAAAAAAGTAGTAGTTTACAAAAGACCGACTGTTCCTCCGAACAACAAGTCGTATTCCATTCCCAATCAACAACCTCTATCCATTCCCTTTCAACAAACAGAATATTCCAACTCCGATACGAATCTAAACAAAAAACGAAAAACAGATTTTTTCTTTCTACCTTTTGGTCAGGAGCCCTCTTTTTCAATGGGTGTTACCAATAGACCAACGATTCCAGTTCGAGGTGGTGCTACCACCAATGAATGTAATGGAAGTATGATTGAATCCGCAAATCCTTTGTACAAGTCTTTTTTGGATTTGTCACGTTTTAAAACCGAAGAAGAGAGAGATCACGATTTCAAAGCAGACAAGGCTTTTTCTCCTGACGTAGATAGTATGTTTTCCACGATTTATCACCAGATTTTAGAAACGATGCATCAGTTAGTATCGGATACTCAAGATAATCATTCTCTCTATGAATTGTTTCAAACCCTTATGAATTCATCGATTCATTGTAAAAGAGATGAGAAAGAATGGAATTATTACAAAACCATTTTGCAGTATATTGACAAAGAATGCGGACGTTTAAATGGATTAACCGTTGTCAAATACTGTGATGAAGAATCTTTTCGAGGCGATTCCAATGTGAAACAACAACTATTAGAAGACGGATATTTTATTACCATTCCGAATTCAGCCGGTGGTGAAAAACGCTATTTTATGTTGACCATTGATAATAAACCAGTGGAACCGATTTTCAATATCAAAGATATTCAACTTGGTTTCGAGGACAACGGCGCGCCTTTTAAAATGTTGACTCCCTTGGTAATGGATACGGAGAAAAACGATAAAGGAAGAATCATTTCGGCTCAAGGTACCCAGCTTTTTCTAAACTCTATCATTCGATTAACGTATGGTCCTGGAATGTGTGATCCTAAAAATACCGCTTCTACTCCGATGAGACGTTTTTGGAGCAACAATGACGAAATGACGGAAGAATTGTTCCCTGGAAGTATGGATACAAGTAAACTCTTGTATTTTCAAGTTCATCAAGACATCAATTGTCCTGGAGTAGGAAACTTGGCCAAAAAGGAACTAATGGCTGGATTACAATCTTTTTTCCAGTACTTTGGTAGTGAACTTTTGGTGAAAAATGTCCAGTTCATTGTAAGTACTATAGGAGGTAGTAATATTGAACAAGCGATGCTCAATCAAGTCCAAGATGGGAATGAATACACTAGTTTAATGAATAAGCTCTCTCAAACAATTTTGAATAGGAGTCAAGAACAAACTCTTACGATTCCCACCTATTTAATGAATGAAATTGAAAAATATCACTACGTAGGTATTCGAATTACTTTTCAAGATAGAATTGAATTTTTAGATATAGTGGTTACAGATAATAACATTGAAAATGTAAGAAATGTGGTCGAAGCCCTGGCTTCAAATCGTTACTCTTATGTTACTGGTGAGAATCCTAGTTGGAATCGTTTGATCAAAATTGCCACGTTGTATTTTAATATGATACCAGTATCACTTCGAAATTCTATTCTTAACTCGGTAAAGGAAAACGCAGGTATTCCTCCTGAAAAGCAATATATTTTGGTTTTAATCGTCATTTTAAAATCATTGGGAGACTCTTTACAAGTCAATTATGTCAAAAGTATGATTCCTTATTTCTCCAATGAAAACGCTGTAATTAGTATTAGTAGTACGGATAAAAATGTCGGCGCCGAATCCTTTCTTTATAATTCCAATGCTTTATTAGCAGGAACAGGAATAAGACCTCACGATCGTTGGGTAGAAAATCATCCTGATTTTTTCAATAACGATAATATATCCAAAGGTTCCGATACGATTACAACCAATTTGTCTTTGGCGAATGAAGAAAAATACATTGATAGTATTTTGGATACCTATACAAAAATGTCGAATTACTTTGTGGCTCTCTCTGCTATCGATTTATCTTCTATAAGTACAGAATCGGGAACAGAAAACCAAGACACGGATAAAGAGGTAGAGAGAGACGGACAAACGTGGGGAGACAAAATTCAAAGTTGGATAGCCGAAAATATAACCAATATTACTTCTGAATTAGAATTATCGAATTCCAAACGTATTTTGCTGATTCATTCGTTGGATACCATTTATTCAAGTGGAATACTGAATTCAACTGGCGAAAAATATCTAGATTCGTTAATAGAAAAATATTGTGAATCGGTTGTTTATGTTTTGGGAAATATTCCGAATAAAACACCAGAAGAAATAGAAAAAAATATATTGGTTTTACTCGAAGAAATCGATAAATTCAACAAAAAAATATTGGATGTGGTTCGTTATTGTGATCCAGATATTCAACGTGTCACCAGTCAAAAATTGGAAAACCTTACTTCTTCAAACCAAAGTGAAGAAATGAAAAGTTCCGTATCGACGGGAGAAAAAACAATTCAAACCGACGAATCCTTTTCTTTATTCGATTTTGGGTTGCTGATGAAAAAAATCGAGTCTTTTCATTCTGTTGAATTGGCCAAAGCGATTACGAAACTTCAATTGGTTACATTGAAATGGGATTTAACCTATCACGCTACTTCAATCGAAAACGCACTAACGAATCTACAAAAAGTCGAAGGACAAAACACGAGTATTTTTACTTTGTTAGAGCCTTTTATTAGTGAGTATATGAATAACCGTTATCTACAAGGTATGCAAACCGCCGAAGAAAAATACAAGGAATCATTGGAACAATTCAAAAATCAATTGAAAGATTCTTTACAAAATATGGCCGTAGCGCCTACCGTTCGAAAATCAAGTAGAAGTTCTGCTACAATGGATAGTAGTGAAGAGAAACAAATAGAAAAAACTAGACGTGAAGCTACTGCTTCTTTGAATGATACACAGATCAAACAATTAGACAATATCCGATCAGCCATTGGAAAGGCAAGAAAGCAAGTAGAGGAATTAAAATCCGAGTATATGCAAAAATTCATTTCCAAGGAAGATGAAAAAGTTATGACACCACCTGCGAAAACAAAACAAACTATAATTCAGAAAATCGCTTCCAAAGGTTCCAAGGTTTTACAAGGTGTAAAAAAGTTGATTGGTACTTTTAAAATAACGACAAAACAACAAGAAGTATTCCAAAGAAAGGTGGAAAAGGCGCAGGAGAAGCTGAGAAAGGAAGAGCAAGCGGAAAAGGATTTTATTCAAAAGATTCAAGAAACGGCAATCAACAAATTTATTCAAGAGAAACAAAAAAGAGATCCTTCTTACATTGCGAATCATATGAAAAATGTAATGATAAGTGTAGTGGATCGAATTGACGAATCCTTGAAAAAATTATCTGCTTTTTCAGAAAGATTTATTTCAACAAAAGATTTGGAACAGCCAACGAATAACAAACGAAAACGTGGTGGGAAACTTCAAAAAGAAACGAAAAAGAGAAAACGTTTGATAAGAAAATATAAAACAATTTCCAAGAGAGAATCTACCAAGAAAAAGAAAAAGAAAAAGAAAACAATTCGTGTTCTAGCCAAAAAAAGAAAGCAATATACACGACGAAAAAATTGATTTTCTATTTTTAGTTTTCGTTTTAGTTAATTATAAAACCTATAACCTAACTAGCTTATTAAACTTGTTTAAAAATGTTCAGCGAATTTATTACAGAAATTTACTTCTTTACACTAACCTTTGTTACCATTAGCGTAATGTATTTATTTGGTTGTTGTTTTATCGAGTTTGCCTCTAAAATAAAACAACAAATGGATTCTTTGGAAGAAAAGATGAAAACAATAAAAACCGAAGAAAAAGAAAAAACAAAAATATGTACCAATGATGGCTTGTTATTTGAATTAGGACAAAGTTGTAAGGGTATTTATTTGAAAGATTCGATTGATTATAATGTTTCTGTTTTACATTTGATTTACAATTGGAATCAAATGACTGTATACGGTTTATCCATAACTAATAAGCCTGATTCTAGAATTCATAGTATTTCTTGTGAAACCATTGATAAAATTCAAGAAGATATTCCATTGAGGAACTTACAAGAACCCTTTACGATTAGTTTGGATCGAATATTACGACCATCTTATCGTTCTTCTTCTCTAGATCATAAAGTACAAATGATTAGTAATTTATTCAAACATTTCCGTAACTTGGAAAAAGTGATTGTTCATAACAATGAAAAGGTAAATATTTTGAAGCTAAACGCGTGTATCACTCCTTCATTAGAAAAAATAAAAAAAGAAATCGATATAGAAATTGAAATTTGGAATACTCCGGAAGAAGGGTTCGTTGAAAAAAAAAGTTTTAATTAAGAATTACAAACTACAAACTAGTATCTTAACATCTTAAAACATAGTATCTAAAATCCAAACTAACTAACTTTTTTTTACGTATTTATAAGCATTCTTCCACTTCCATTCTTTTATTTACTTGTTTTGAATCGGCATCGAACAGATGATCTTGAGGGTTCCATAATTTCCAAACATTGTTTATCACCTTAAAATGTAGTGAAAATTTAGGTAGTGGTTCTTGTACTTCGTCTTCTGCTCCTGCTCCTGCTTGCGCTTGTCTTACTCCTGATTCTGCAACTTGTTCTACTTCTACAACTTGTTCCGCTCCTGCTTGTGATCCTGTCGTTTCAACTTGTCCTGCTTCTGCTTGTCCTGCTTCTGCTTGTCCGATAAGAAATCCACGCATATGTTCATCAATCTTATCCATAAATTCTTCTTGTTGGTTCTTGGATCCGTGTTCGTTTCCAAAATAATATCCATTGTTCAGGACAAAGGCTTTCACCATATCCATCATTGTATATCCTTCTCGAACGAGTGAATCCGCGATTTCTTGAGGACTTTTTGGGATTACGTCATCGTCATCGTAATCCTCTTCTTCCGCATCTTCCAAATCTTGGCTAACACGACGAAACAATAAACGTAAACCTTCCAAACTCTCATTGGCTTCACCAGTATTCGTCATTTCAGAAATAACCGTTTCTTCTTCGTCTTCCTCGTATTCGTCTTCTTCGTCTTCTTCGTCACTTTGATCAGGTTCTTCTGCCATTACGTTGCGACAATAAGGACAACCAAATCCATTATGAGCTATATTTCGCATCAAGCAACTGGTATGAAATTGGTGACCACATTCCGTAGTGACACAATTGATGTTGCACGCTTGAATATCGTCCATACAGATTGGGCACTCCATCGTTTAAATATTTTACATAAATTTTAGAATTTGTTATTGGTTTTGGTTTGGTGTTTTTATTAATTTTATAAATTGTTGAAAAAAGATTTCAATTTTTAGGGGGAACCTAGGTTCCCCCTTACCCCCTCCTAGTTATTTTTAAAATGATGATTATAATACATAGGTTTCCCCCTCCTTATTTTTTATTAAAGAGGAGGGGTCATAGGGGAACCTAGGTTCCCCTATTAAAAACCATTGATGGCTTCAATTGCCATATGACACGCCATTTGTTCCGCCTTGCGTTTGATCTTATGTTGACCTTCGCCTAAAAAGAGGAAAATCTTATTGTCGTGGTAAGGTAAATATTCTTGAATTTCTTGAAAGTTTTTGAATTTGGTTACAGGTAAGGCTTGTTCAGGCCTCTTATCGTGAATCGGTTGGTTCAAACATAAATAAACGCCCATTTTAAAACCAAATTCCGCATCATTTTCTATTTCCAAATAATGCGGTGTTACCTTGAACTCTTTCTGAATTTTCACTTGTAAAATATTTTTATAATTATCGTCATTTTGAATCAATTCAATCCAATTGATATGCGCTTCAAACACATTTTCAATGAATTTCTGTGCCATTTGCATTCCTGGACCTGTTACAAACACGTTTTCAAACCATTTTTCTTTATCACTGACTTTAATTTTGTTCATATCGAGGAAAAGCGCTCCCAAAAAGGCCTCAAAGAGACATCCAAGTTTCTTCAAATTGGTACGGTTCTTTTTTTCTTCCGCGTGTTTGCTCAAGATCAGCCAACGGTTGAGTCCCATTTCATAAGCGATTTTTCCAATCGCCTCGTTTTTGACGATGGCGATTTTTTTTTCTGTCATAAACCCTTCATTCTCCTTAGGAAAACGACGGTACAAATAATATTTGGTTACTAACTCTAAGACGCCGTCTCCTAAAAACTCTAGGCGTTCATTCGATTTTGTACTTAACGGCATACAATCAGCCGGTCTTTCCGCTACCGTAATGTTTTGTATTATATTTTCAAAAGAAGGGCGCTTGGTATAAGAGCGGTGAACAAACGCACGTTTATACAATTTAACATTGTGTACAATCGGTGGTAAACCATATTTCGTGAGAATAGATTGAACATCGTTCAATGTAATCTCCACATTTAGGGGATTGTAAGGATTGAAAATCAGACCTTCTTCTGATCGAATGATATCGTCATCATTTAGGATCGTTTTCGTCAAAGTTGCATTGGAGTTTTGTAGTTCTGTCATTCTTTGTTTGTATAAATCTATTTAGCAATATGTTTAAGTGGATTTGAGTTTCAATTTTTTAGGGGAACCTAGGTTCCCGCTTCTTCCTACGGGTACGCCCTATGACCCCTCCTCATTATACTTATTTAGAAAAAAAACAGGGTGAGGAGGGATCTTAAGGGAACCTAAGGTTCCCTTAATTTTTTAATGTTTGCTTAGATTATAAACAGCAATGGTATATATGTCCGGAAGTCGTTCGGCTCGTAACGCGGCATCAATTGTTAATCGTACCAACGTTTGTGGTGGACCAAAGAAAGCAGGTATCGCTTCTCGTCAAGGTTTCTTTATGCAATCCAATCCTGGTTTAAGAAGAGCTCCTCAAAGTCTTCCAGTGGTTTGTGTTCCTAATTACACAATTCAAACACAGAAATACGGATACCACGCAGTTCACGGTGGTAATATGGGATAAGGGAACCTAGGTTCCCTTAAACCCTCCTCTTTGAGAGTTTTTATTATTTTTTGAAAATGATTTAATACCAAGTGTTTTATATCATTTATACCTTATTGATATGCTAGAAATCTTTATTGACAGTACCGTTTATTTCATTGCAGAAATATTCCTTCTTTCAACAATCCATCTAGATGGTTCTTTA